CATGGCTTGGTTGTACTTGAAGTACTGCGCTGTCGGTAACAGACGTAGACCAGAGTTTGACCAGGGCATTGTCATGTTTGCATGCATGGCACGAGTTGCTGTCACGTGTTGTTGGATCGCACGTAGGCTGTCGCTGTCAGCGAGTAGTTTCTTGTTGACGTTGGCAACGCCCGCCGCCGCTGCGTTCTGTGTCACAACGTCTTGTGATGCGCGTTTGTCTTTCTTGCGTCCTGTCCAGTTAGAGATGTTAACCTCGACTAGCATCGCAGACGATGCGAGTGTCGGTGCGTTTTCTTGTAGTGTTTCACTACCATTGATTAGTTGATCTGTATGTACAGTATTCATAGCGTTCATTTTGCTCTCCATTAGTTTGTGTATTTGTTTAGACCGCGTAGGTCGGATTTGCGTGTGACAAGGGTCGCGCCTTGCTTGTGTGCGATAGGTGCGATGCACCATGAGGTGCGTACTTTCTTGGCGTGAAAGTCGCCGCAGTCGAGGCAGAAGTTATACCCCAGTTGCTTTCGGCGTTGGTCGTAAGGTTCGCCGCACGATGCGCAGCATACAGTCTTGATAGCCATGATGGCCTCCATTTGTTTAGGTCGTCCGCTGTTGCGATACGGTAGTGTTTCACTACTTTGTTTTTGTTGTTGGCGGGATTGCCGTGTCGTTGTCGATCTTCTGACAACTTGTATATATAATACCATATAACGTGGTAAATGTCAAGTTTTGAGAGGTATGGTTTAGTTTACGTTTTCTGGTGGTATTTGGTAGTGTTTCACTACGTATGGTGTGGTTAGGGTAATGTTCGTTAATGTTCTGACGCAGTTCTTGGTAAGTGTTTGTTTTTAAAGCAATGTTCGAAAGTTCTGTGGGGTTGGGATACTGAGGGGGGCAGAATTGCGTTTTGATGATGCTTGGAATCGCGTGATTAGGGGGGTCTCGTACGTAGGGTATCTTTTTAAATTGCGAACATTACGAACATTAGGAACATTACTTTAAAATCAATAACTTAAAAATTGCCAAAAACGAACATTTAAGAACTTTTTTGCGAACATTACCATTTGCCGCAAAGCTGATTAGAAAACTGGTATCGATTGTGTAGTGAATCACTACAATAGTGCAAAGAGTCAAAATGAATACTCACACACAGAGAGATGTTGTCACGTGACGCAGAGCTGATTAGATAACTGGCATCGTTAGTGTAGTGAATCACTACTGTTCTGTGGGCGCGCCCTGCTAACACAGTTGCTCCGCCGAAACCGTTGGGCGCGAAGCTGCTTCGAGAACTGGCATCAATGAGGTAGTGAATAACTACCAAACTCAGGACACAAAAAAAGCCCCGAAGCCGAAGCCTCGGGGCGATGTGGTTAGCCGATGCGTTTGATGATTGCATTCAGCGCGGTGATGATATCAACCGTGTCCATGTCGGCCTTGAATTCTTCGGCCTTTTGGATACGCTTAATTGCGGTTTCCAATGCTTCACGGACCATTGTCTCAGGTGAACGCGTCCGCGCGTCCGCACCAGACTTGCCCGCTGCAATCTCAGCTGCAATTTCTTCACGTTTAGCGAGAGCGGTTTTGATATTGCCGATCACTGAATTCGCTTGGCGCATCCAATAAGCGCGTGGTTGACCTTTAACAGTCTTATCACCCGCGACTTTGGCGCTTGATGCGATTAGGTTTTGTGCAGCTTTCGGGAAACCCGAATTGATTGCGTTTTTCAAGAATGTCCAGCTTTCCTCAGTCGCGGTTGATCCCGCTGATTTTGGACTGATAAACATTGTGGACGCCCAACCCGCTGAACGAAACACGTCAATTCGTTCGGTTCTGGACATGTCCGCTGCGACTTGTTCTTTTGTCCAGTCGCGTAGTGCAATGTGGACTTGTTCATTTAGCTTTGCTGTTACAGTCATGTTGTTCTCCAATATTGTAAGACTGTTGAAACTATCGGGAGGCCTCATTGCCCGTCCGATGAATACCATTGTAAGGTTTTGTCGGATCGTGTCACAACAACTCGTCACGCGCCGTAGTGAAACACTACCTTTTTCCGCCATACTACAATGATGATAACCCCACCTACCCCCACCCCCCGCGACACGCCGCCTGTCACACACAACTATATAATACTATTCCACACAAAAATTTTCATTTTCAACGAAATTGGAACATCTTGACCCCCACCCTACCCCCCTACCGAAATCGGCTAAATACGGCTTAGATTGATTACGCGCAAAAAATTTTCTATATTTTAGTAAATTGGGTGAAAGAAGGAGCCACTGCGTTAGCAGGGCCGTGGTAGGAACAATGCATATAGAACCAGAAAAGGGCGTAAAAATGCGTCCTGATCCAAAACTAGGCGACTTGGCAGACAAAGCAGCTGCCGCTGCAAAGACCGCAGAGTATCTAAGTACACAAGGCTTGAAGATAGAAGGTAATGCAGAGGATAGGGATATCGCCTCGCAACTTGCTATGGCCTACGCGGACGACCCAGCAAAGACCTCAAAAGCGGCGACACCGAAGCGGGTGGCTAACCTCACACCAGCAACTTTGCTTATGACAGACCGTATATTGAAAGATTTTGGGCACTCGGTGGTCAAGTCAGCTACGCAAGTACGACATCTTGTGACGAACAAACTGATCGAAGAAACAGAGAACCCAGACCCACGGATACGTATTCGTGCATTAGAACTGCTTGGTAAGGTCAGTGACGTTGGCTTGTTTGCGGAGAAAACTGAGGTGACGATCACCCACCAGACTACCGACGACCTAAAAGATAAATTACGCGACAAACTTATGCGCCTCGCAAATCCTGAACCCGAAGTTGAAGACGCTATTGTAATACAGGGCGAAGTAATCGATGTGGACAAGGAATTAGGGCTAGATGACGACTAACCTCGCCGAAATCGCTGCAGATATGGAGTTCTCTCCAGAAGAGATCAAACATATGCTCGACAATTTGGACTCGTTTAGCCCCGAAGAGCTAGATGAATTAGATAAGATTGTAGATGAGCTGGCGACGAGAAATGCGAATCAGTCAGCGCACGACGATCTAATAGCGTTCTGTAAGAAGATGCAGCCCGACTACAAGGTTGGTAGGCATCACCGCATACTGGCAGATCAGCTTATGGCACTGGAGAGTGGGGCCAAAGACCGTGTATGTGTCAACATCCCGCCGCGTCACGGTAAATCTCAGCTTGTGTCTATATTCTACCCAGCGTGGTTCCTCGGGCGGAATCCAGGGAAGAAGGTCATGATGGTGTCCCACACTACTGACCTCGCGGTAGACTTCGGGCGTAAAGTGCGTAACCTGATAGACATAGATGACTACAAAGAGGTATTTCCTGATGTTGCGTTGGCTGTTGACAGTAAATCTGCTGGACGTTGGAATACGAATTTTGGCGGCGAGTATTTCGCGTGTGGTGTCGGCTCTGCCTTGGCTGGGCGCGGCGCTGATCTGCTTCTTGTGGATGATCCACACTCTGAGCAGGACATAATTAACGGTAACTTTGCCGTATTTGAGAAGGCATACGAGTGGTTCACCTTCGGTGCCCGTACTCGCCTTATGCCAGGCGGTAGGGTTGCGATAGTACAGACCCGTTGGCACATGGACGACCTCACAGGGCGTGTGACTAACGATATGGTCAAGAATGAGCTGGCTGATCAGTACGAGATTGTGGAGTTTCCCGCGATCTTGGACGCAGAAGATGAAAACGGTAAGCCGATACAGAAGCCACTGTGGCCTGAGTTCTTTGATTTAGCGGCACTTGAGCGTACAAAAGCGTCGATGCCCACGTTCCAGTGGAATGCGCAGTACCAACAACAACCTACGGCTGAAGAAGCGTCTATAATCAAGCGAGAATGGTGGGGAATATGGCCTCATGACAACCCACCGCCTGTAGAATACGTGATTATGTCTCTTGATGCTGCGGCAGAGAAGCATAACCGCGCCGATTACACTGCACTTACGACTTGGGGAGTGTTTTTTAACGAAGATGAGGGGAATCACCACTTAATTTTGCTGGATTCTATCAAAGAACGGCTAGAATTTCCCGAATTGAAGCAATTATCGATGGATGAGTACCGCAGATGGGAGCCAGACGCGTTCATTGTGGAGAAAAAGTCCGCAGGTGTGGCGATTTACCAAGAAATGCGGCGTATGGGCATACCCGTTCAGGAGTATACACCCCACCGTGGGACAGGTGATAAGATGGCTCGCCTCAACTCTGTGGCAGACATTATTGCCTCTGGTATGGCGTGGGTGCCCTCAACAAAGTGGGCTGAAGAGTTAGTCGAGGAAGTCGCTGGGTTTCCGTTCATGTCTAACGACGACCTTGTTGACTCTACCGTGATGGCACTGCTACGGTTCCGTCAGGGTGGATTTATACGGTTGCCGACAGATGATTGGGATGACGAACCAAGTTATCAGCATAGACGCGAGTATTATTAGTAGTATAGTGTGCGGCGAGGGTGCTATCCCCGCCCTCAGTGGACGCCGTGCCTCTTCCACCCTACACTGCTACGGCGTCCACACCCACTGGACGGAGAGTGGTGCTATCTGCTATAGTCGCTATAACTTTTGCATGAGGACATAACATGGCTGTCGAGAAAACAATGACTCCCTTCGAAATTGAAGGTATGGAAGATGACGCCGAAGAACTTCAAATTGAGATCGTAAATCCTGACGCTGTTGCTATGGAGACAGAAGACGGTGGGGTGATTATTGATTTTGAAGGTGACATCACCGACGAGCTGTTAGGTGAACAACACGACGACAACCTCGCAGAACTTATAGAAGACGACGACCTAGCCGCTATGGCCTCTGATTTGCTAACCGACTTCCAAGCAGACCGTGAGTCTCGCTCAGACTGGGCACGTGCATACGTCAAAGGGCTAGACCTGCTAGGTATGAAAGTAGAAGACCGACAACAGCCTTGGGCTGGAGCATCGGGCGTGTTCCACCCACTCCTCACAGAGGCTGTAGTCCGCTTCCAGGCTCAGGCTATGGGTGAGATATTCCCTGCGTCTGGGCCTGTTCGTACTAAGATTGTGGGTAAACAAAGCCCCGAAAAGACAGACCAAGCCGCTCGTGTGCAAAACGAGATGAACTACCTACTCACGGAAGAAATGACAGAATACCGCGATGAAACGGAGCAGCTTCTGTTTAAGCTACCTATCGCGGGTTCTGCGTTCAAAAAAGTTTATTATGACCCACTACTAGAGCGTCCCTGTGCGATGTTCGTCCCATCTGAGGACTTTGTGGTGTCATACGGCGCATCTGATTTGCAGACTTGCCCACGCTACACGCATGTCATGAAGAAAACGGCGAACGAAGTGTTACAGCTTCAAGTAAACGGGTTCTATCGTGACGTTGATCTTCCTGACCCAGAGCCAGATTACTCTGACATTCAGGAAAAATATGACGAGCTAGACGGTGAAGAGGCAGTCATTGAGGATGATGATCGGCATACAATCCTAGAGATGCATGTTGATATGAATATGCCAGAAGGGTTTGATGATCCTGATGGTATTGCACGTCCATATGTTGTGACTATCGATAAATCGTCATCTACAATTCTAGCCATACGGAGAAATTGGTATGAAGACGACGAAAAGAAAAAGAAAAGAAACCACTTCGTTCATTACCGATATCTCCCAGGTCTTGGGTTCTATGGAACGGGACTTATCCACCTCATGGGTGGCCTTGCGAAGTCGGCTACCTCGATTCTCCGCCAGCTCATTGACGCTGGTACGCTATCGAATCTACCTGCTGGTCTTAAAGCTCGCGGTCTCCGTATTAAAGGTGATGACAGTCCGCTTATGCCTGGTGAGTTCAGGGACGTGGACGTTCCAGGTGGCGCGATCCGCGATTCGATTACGTTCATCCCTTACAAAGAGCCATCGTCGGTACTCTACTCTCTACTCGGAAACATTGTTGAAGAAGGTCGCCGAATCGGTTCAGTAGCTGACATGCAGGTAGGGGACATGAACCCCAACGCACCTGTAGGAACTACATTGGCGCTCATGGAGCGTTCTATGAAGGTTATGTCAGGCGTACAGGCACGTCTACACGCGTCTCTGAAGCACGAGCTACGTATTCTTGCTAAGATTATCCACGACTATATGCCAGCAGCATACTCCTATGAGATGGATGGCGACTTCAATCGTATAGAAGATTTCGACAATCGGATAGATGTTATACCTGTAAGTGACCCTAACGCGGCTACAATGTCTCAAAGGGTCATGCAGTACCAAGCGGCTATTCAAATGGCACAGCAGTCACCACAACTGTATAACATGGGCCAGCTACATCGTCAGATGTTAGAAGTTCTTGGTGTACAAGACGCAGACGAGATCGTTAAGTTACCAGAAGACGCGAAACCCGCAGACCCTGTGACAGAAAACATGATGATCTTGAAGCAAGAGCCAGTGCAGGCGTTTAAGTATCAGGATCATGAGGCACACATTGCAGTGCATATGGCAGCACTGCAAGACCCGAAAATACAACAGATTGTTGGGCAGTCTCCGTTCGCAGCGGCTATTCAGCAGGCTATGGCAGCGCATGTTACTGAGCACGTTGCGTACCAGTACCGCCGTGAAGTAGAGAAATCTCTAGGTGTAGAGATGCCAAACGAGGATCAACCTCTACCAGAAGACGTAGAAGTAGAGTTGTCACGCCTAGCGAAAGATGCTGCCGAGAAAGTTCTACAAAAGAGCCAAGCAGAGGCTCGCCAAGAGCAGATTATGCAGCAGCAGCAAGACCCACTTACTCAAATTCAGCAGCGCGAGTTGGCTATCAAAGAAGCCGAAGCGCAGCATAAGATGAAAATGGACGAGTTAAAGCTACAGCTTGAAGCAGCAAAACTACAAAGCGATAATAAGATCGCAGGGGCTAAGATCGGTGCACAGATTGCATCCGAATTAGATGATCGTCAGCGTAAAGATAAGATTGCTGGCACAAAAATTGGGTTAGAGATAGCGAAGGAGCTAGATAAGGGTGGAACATAGCGTTTTTGAATTACTCCAGATGCAACTATCGGAGTATAAAAGCGAGATAAGTGATTATTTGGCGTCGGGATACGCCAAGAACATGGAAGAATATAACCGAATGGTTGGAAAAGTTGAATTAATCAACAGGTTATCTGATGATGTAGAACAACTTGAAAAAAGGTATATTGCGTCATAACGTGTTTATGTGTAGTTTACTAATATTCGCGGGTGGTCCGCGCAAGGTAACGGTGAACCTCAAATCACTGCAAAAAAGGGTGAAATATGTACGCGACAGTGAATGTCGAAGACACAAAGGTAAGCGAGAGCTTGCAGTCAAAACTACCAGAACCTACGGGATATAGGCTTCTGATCGCACTTCCAGAGATTAGTGAAAAGACTGAAGGCGGGGTATTTATGCCCGATGGCCTGAAGAAAGACGAATCAACTGCGTCTATTATTGGTTTTGTTTTAAAGGCAGGGCCAGATGCATATTCTGATTCATCAAGATTCCCAGGTGGAGCTTGGTGCAAAGAAGGTGATTTCGTTATTTTCCGTTCTTATTCTGGGACTCGATTTAAGATTCAAGGCAAAGAGTTCCGTTTAATTAACGATGACACTGTTGAAGCAGTTGTCGATGATCCACGGGGGTATACACGCGCATGAACAATACAGCAGAGAATATAGAAGTTGAAGAAGACGAGGGCTTTGAAGTAGAAATCGAAGATTCTGCAGAAGAAGTTAAAGAAGAGCCAGTTAAAGCCGAAACTAAAGAGGTAGAAGACGACTCTGAATCTTCTGATAAAGAGGTTGATAACTATAGTGAGCGTGTTCAAAAACGTATAGATCAACTCAAGTTTGAATACCATGAAGAGCGCCGTGCTAAAGAAGCCGCAGCGCAACTTCAAGAAGAAGCAATTAAGTATGCGCAACAAGTAAAAGAAGAGAATGATAAACTTCGTAAGTCTTTGCACAGCAACGAAGAAGTTCTTTTGACTCAAGCACAAACACGTGTTGGTGCGCAGCTAGAACAAGCTAAGATTAAGTACAAAGCTGCTTATGAGTCTGGAGACCCAGACGCCTTGCTCGAAGCGCAGGAACAGCTTACAAAACTTCAGAACGAACAGTATCGTTTTGAAAACTATAAACCTAAGCCTATGGAAGAAGCCGCGCCTGTACCACAGGCAAAAGCTCCAGAAGCTGCGCCAGAAGTTCCTAAGCCCCCTCAACGTGCTATAGATTGGGCTGAAAACAACAAATGGTTTGGCCAAGACAAACGCATGACAGGCTTTGCCTATGGCGTTCACGAAGAGCTAATCCAAAATGGTGTTGATGGAAACAGCGAAGAGTATTACAATCAGATTGACGCCGCCATGAGGCAGGCGTTCCCAGATAAGTTTGAAGTTGCCGCAGAGGAGCCTGCACCACAGCAACGACAAACAGGCAACGTGGTTGCCCCAACGTCTCGCACGTCGAAAAAACCACGCAAAGTGAAATTGTCTCCATCCGCAGCGGCTCTCGCCAAGCGCCTCGGATTAACAGCTGAACAGTATGCGGCGCAATTAATGAAGGAAAACGGCAATGGCTGATAGAACTCCACGCACTACAGACACTCGTGAGAAAACAGAGCGTAGAAAAGGATGGACTCGTCCATCTGCACTGCCTACCCCCGAGCCACGCGATGGCTTGCACTTCCGCTGGATTCGTACAGCAACCTTGGGTAACAGTGACAACACGAATGTTTCTTCTCGTTTTCGTGAGGGTTACACTCCAGTCAAAGCGGCTGATCATCCTGAATTGAAAATTGTGTCCGACTTCGACTCTCGATTCAAGGACAACATTGAAGTAGGTGGATTGCTACTATGCAGTATTCCTGCTGAAATTGCAGAAGAGCGCACTGAAGCACAGCTCGATCAGGCAAGACATGCTGAACAAGCGGTGGATCGTAATTTCATGAGAGAAAGCGACCCTCGTATGCCAGTATTGAATCCTGAGCGTTCATCTCGAACTTCGTTTGGGAAGTAACTGAAAAGTTCTATTGAACTTATTAGGGAGCTTCCTTGGTTAAAAATTGATTAGGAGAAAGAGCAATGGCTACTACAGCAGCTCCCTATGGCCTAAAGCCCGTTAAACGCGCGGACGGTCAGCCCTATGCAGGGGCAACTTCTACATACCTAATCGATCCTGCTGGCGAGGCGACCAACATCTTTTATGGTCAAGCTGTCATCATCGGGGCCGATGGGTATATCGCACTAGCGACTGGTACAGGTGCAGACCTTACAACTAACTCAATCTCAGGCACCACAGGTGTTGGAACAATCGGCGTGTTTGTTGGTTGTGAATACGAGAATGATGAAGGTCAAACTGTACATGCTCAGTATTACCCTTCAGGTAAAACAAACGCGAAAGCATACGTTGTTGACGATCCAAACGTACTATTCCAAGCGCAGCTTGATGGTGCAGGAGCGCAAACAGTAATTGGTGCTAACACATTCTTTGCTGCGGCTCAGAGTACCTCAACAGGTTCAACTGCTACAGGTAACTCAACTTCAGCATTGGACGCAACTGTTGTAACTACAGCAGCGGCATTCCGTATCGTTGCTCACGTCTCTGACGCGGCAGACGCATACCCAGATGTGTTGGTTAAGATCAATCCTGGTGCACACCAGATGACTAACAACGTAGGCTTATAAGGAGGCTAAACAATGGCTATTTCACGCGCCCAGCTCCTTAAAGAGCTACTACCAGGTCTAAACGCATTGTATGGCTTGGAATACGCAAAGTATGAAGACGAACACGCAGAAATCTATGAGACTGAAAATTCAGAGCGTAGCTTTGAAGAGGAAGTCAAATTGAGCGGTTTCGGAGCAGCCCCTGTGAAAGCAGAAGGTTCAGCGATTTCATACGACAACGCTCAAGAGCACTACACAGCTCGCTACAACCACGAAACAATCGCAATGGGTTTCTCTATCACTGAAGAAGCGATGGAAGATAACTTGTACGATTCGTTGTCAGCGCGTTATACAAAAGCACTAGCTCGCGCTATGGCTTACACTAAGCAAACAAAGGCTGCGAATATCCTGAACACAGGTTTCACAACATTCCAGTCTGGTGACGGCGTAGCGTTGTTCTCAGCGTCACACCCAACTGTTGCTGGTGGTACTAACGCAAACACACTAGCGGTTGCGGCAGACTTGAACGAAACTTCACTTGAGCAAGCAGTTATTGATATCGCAGCGTTCACAGACGAACGTGGCCTATTGATCGCGGCTCGCCCACGTAAGCTAATCGTTCCACCTGCGCTAATGTTCGTGGCAACTCGTTTGCTACAAACAGAACTACGCACAGGTACAGCGGATAACGACACAAACGCATTGCGTTCAAATGGTTCTATCCCTGAAGGCTACCGTGTAAACCACTACCTAACAGACACAGATGCGTTCTTCATCACTACAGATGTTCCAAACGGGTTGAAGCACTTCGTGCGTACTCCAATGGCAACATCTATGGACGGTGATTTCGACACAGGTAACGTGCGCTACAAAGCGCGTGAGCGTTATTCATTCGGCGTTTCTGATCCGCTAGGTATCTACGGTTCCCCTGGAGCGTAAAATATGGTATAAGGTGTTTATCTCTCCCAATGAGATACACCTCCCTGTTGGACTGGGGCTGCGAAAGCGGCCCCTTTCTTTTTTATAAAAGTATGTTATTCTGACTTCGGGGTTCACATTAGCCTTGCAGACAGGACACACCCCACCTGACGTTGCACAGACTGCTAGGCGAAACCTTGTGCAAAGGGTATTATACTATGGCTTCAACTACATTCTCAGGTCCAGTGACTTCTACAGACGGTTTTGTCGGTGACATCAAAGTCCCAACATATACAGTTGCGAGTGCTCCTTCAGCTTCTGATGCTGGCGCTGGCACAATCATCTATGTATCTAATGGTGCAGCAGGTTCTGCAATCTTAGCGTTTTCTGACGGTACGAACTGGAAGCGTTCTGATACAGGCGCAACTATCTCGGCTTCGTAAGGTGACGCATGAGTAGGTTTAAACCACCCAGTGTTGAAGAGTTAGAAGCCCGAGGTTTGGACGCAGATGGGAATCCACTGAAGAAAACTAAGGTTCGTGCTCGCAATGAAGACGGTACGCTAAAAGCGGATGATCCTTCTACACCTGATGTAAATGAGGCGTGGGAAGAAAAACCTGCGCCCAAAAAGCGTGGTCGTCCTAAGAAGAAAAAGGATTGATAGATGTCTTCTGACGTAAAAGCAAAACGCGTTACAGGAACTGGGTCACTTGCTATTGGCCCAGCTCGTATTCGCCAGATACAGGTTCTAACAACAACTGGTGCGCCTCGTTTAACTATCAAAGATGGGAATGGCGGTGCTACAGTTCTTGATTTGGACTTTATCGCGTCTGACTCTCACTCAGTAAACATTCCGTCTGACGGCATTCGCGTCA